ATCAGATAAATGCATCTGGAATAGTCACTGCATCTACCTTCGTAGGTGATGGTTCTGGACTGACTGGTATTGTCGGATCAGGTTCTGGTGTTGTTGTTAAAGATAGTGGTTCAACTGTTGGCACGGCTGGAACTATAAACTTCGGGAGTAACCTATCTGTATCTGCTATATCTGCAGGAATAGTTACTGTCACTGGATCTGCTGGTGCTGCATCGACAGAACATATATCTGCTCAGACTTTAAGTGTTGCAGGTGTATCCACATTTAATGAGGATGTACAATTTAAAGGTGCAAATACTCATGCAAGATGGGATCATTCTACAAGTGATTTAATTTTATTTGATAATACTCGATTAGAATTTGGAAGTAATAAAGATTTTGAGATATGGCATGGAGGTGCTCACACCTACTTGAAAAATAGTGGTGGAGAACTTAGAATTCGTAGTAACACATTATTGCTAAAAAATCAGGATGATAATGAAAAATATATTCAATGTAATAGTAATAATAGTGTTCAATTATTTTTTAATGGCAATGAGAAATTTGTTACCACAGATACAGGTGTTGTCGTTACTGGAATCTGTACTGCAACATCATTTAGTGGTGATGGTTCAGCACTTACTGGTATTTCTGCTACTGCTGACGTTGTTTCAGATACCTCGCCAGAGTTGGGAGGAAACCTGAATGTTAACGGAAAAGATATTGTCTCAACTTCTAATGGTGATATTGATTTAGCACCAAATGGAACTGGTGCGGTTGTATTCAAAGGAGTAAGTGGTAATGGTGGTAATGGTGCAGGACGTTTTAAATTAAATTGTGAAGTTAATAGTCATGGTATTACAATACAAGGCCCACCTCATAGTGCAGGAGCAAATTATACATTAACTCTTCCAAATACTGATGGTAATGCAAACCAAGTTTTAAAAACAAACGGCTCTGGTGTATTGGATTGGGTTGATCAAGCATCATCAGGACTCGGATCAAGACAACAAAATAGTACAACAACAGGATCATTATCTCAGAATTCAACTACTAACACTGCAATTACTACAGCAGGTAAATCATTCGCATTATTAAGTATTACAGTGAGTGCACCTGCATATGTTGTATTATACATTGATGCAGCATCTAGAACTGCTGATAGTGGTAGAGGAGAGGGAACAGATCCAGCACCGGGATCCGGTGTGCTTACAGAAGTAAGTACAACAGCAAATGGATCAACAACGTTTCTCATGACTCCTGCTGTTCTTGGTTGGAATAATGATTCTACTCCTACAGCACAAGTTCATGCAAAGATTAAAAACAAAAGAACAACAAGTGGTAGTAATTCTATAACAGTAACTTTAAAGACATTAGCATTAGAGGCATAAATGGCAAAGGTACCAGTAAATATCATCTTAAAAGATGGTGTAGATCAAACAACATTTGTAAATGATGTCACTTCAAATACAGAGGTAGATTTAAAGAATCAGTTAATAAGTTTACCACAGATGGTTGTATTGAGTGTCGAAGAAGATTATATTAACACTTTAAAAAGTCACTCATCAATCTCTACCCTAGAATTGGATGAGGAAGTAGTTCCTCCTTTATTTTCTGAACCTTCAACTGTAAGTTTAACAAATAAAAAATGCACAACTGTTTCTAGTTTATTAGAAAGTGGAACAGATTATTTGAGTGCCCCACATTGGTTCAGTTCTGATATAAAGGAACAATCCGATCAAAAATTAGGTCGTATGCTTTATCATCCTAGATATTTTGATGATGAACCTTATATAGATGGAGTTAATTTTTCTCAAAAATATACAGGACAACATGTAGATATTGTTATTCATGATGTATACGGGGCAACAGCAGCACTTTCTAATGATATAAATCATGCTGATTTTAAAAATCCTGATAATCTTAGTCAAACACGATGTATAAAAAATAATTGGCCTGATTTACAAAGTTTATCAAATAGACAATTATCAAGTGGAGGTCAAACTGAAACTTACGTGAATATAGTTATGGGAAATGGAAGTATGATGAGTGAGCATTCAGTGCCTTGTCATAGTTTAGCTGGTGGACTTGTTGGTGGATTTGCAAAAAGATCAAATTTGTATGGAATTTTTGTAACTGGTGATGATAATACTGATGAATGTAGAAATTCAATAAAAACTTGGCATGAAAATAAATCTACCAATTCTTCAACAGGGCAAAAAAATCCAACCATTGTTGTTGAGGAATTTGGATCTCCACATATGGAAGTAAAACATTCAGTCAAAGTGAATTCTATTGCAAGTGTCACTGATCCTACACATGGCACTGAAAATAGACCATCGGGAGGATGGGGTTCTGATTTAACACCATTTGTGAAAAGACTGTTGATGCCTCAACAAGTATTAGATCCAATCACGAATACGTGGGATTGGCATATATTAATTAATAATCAAGATCAAAAAAATACTTTTGGTAGAACTGCAACCGCAGCAATGTGGGACGCAGGTATTTTTGTAATCGCATCTCCGCATAATCATGGCGGTGTTTTTGTAAATGATGATGATCCTCGACATGATGGAACTTATATTGATCTTGATAGTGGATCGAATGAATTTTATGATCACTATTATGAATATAGAGCATCAGGTGCAATTACAAAAACATCAACATTAACCACTCGGTTCTATCCTTTACGTGCTTGGGGGACACATGGTATGAGTGATAAATGTTTTACTATTTGTGCAGGAGTACCAAGTGAGAGTAATAGAGGAGTTTCTTCATTTTCTGGAAGAGGCCCGTGCATCGAATTGGTATCAATAGGAAATTTTATGATTAGTGCCACTCCCTCCACAAGCAGTGCAACTGCATTACAGGATGGTGATAAATGGGGTTCTTTTGGTGGTAATAGTGGAGCAATGCCACACGTTGCAGGTATTGCTGCTTGTTATATGGAAAAACATTTTGTGAAGAATGGTGTTTACCCCACACCAGATCAGTTAAGAAATACTCTTCTATCAGAGGCAAGATTTGAAGTAAGAGACAATACACCATCTTTAGATGATTGGTCAAATGTTCCGGCAGCATCAGCAACTCAAATCACTCCTTTAAATACTGTTTATCATTCTTCAGGATTTCATAGATTAAGAAATTCAGACTATGATAGACATTCAAGTGATCTTTCTGGCACATCACAAAAAATTGTATATTATAACGATAAGGAATTTAATCGAGAACAAACATATAAAGAAAGACCTACAAGTGGTGTCTTATATCCAAGACCTCGTAAATTTGATATACCCATATCTGATGCTCCAGATTTAACTCCTACTAGTTAACTAAATAGGGCAGATATGGAGTATGTATGGGAGCAATGACCCCACCGAATCGGAAGAGTTGTTATAACTTCCGTGTCATCGAAATTAACAAGGTACTTGACGGAGACACAATTGATGTTACAATAGATCTAGGATTTGATCTATACAAAAAAGAGAGGGTAAGGATTGCAGGTGTTGATACCCCCGAAAAACGAACCAGAAATCTTGAAGAAAAAGAACTTGGAATCGACGCAACAAACTGGCTCAAGGACAAACTTGAAGGTGCTATTGCTGGTGATGATGATCTCGTTATCCGTACTGAGTTGGATGGCGGTGTCGGGAAGTACGGCCGTCTTCTTGGCTGGTTATACATTGGGGATAGCAACCTTTCTCTCAATGAGCAAATGATCACTGAGGGTTATGCTTGGTCATATGATGGTGGCACAAAACAAAAAAACTTTGAAGATTTACGTGAGATACGTAGATCTTATGGTACACTTATAGAGGAAGACTAATGAAACTTGGACAAACACTTACAAAAATTAAAGACTGGGATAAAGCAAAAGCAAAATGGTTTCAAGATAAATTTAACTTGACTGACTATCAGATGCTTTGTATCTCATTTGCTAAAGGATTTATTATTGGAGCTATTCTATTATGATTTTTGCTGTTCTTGCTGATGCTGCGAAAGCATATAATGATATATCTTGGCCAGATGCCATACCATTTTTGATTTGTATTATTGGACTTTACTGGATTAAAGTTAAAATAGACACAAGAGCAGGAATAGGTAAAAAGAAATTAAGACAACTTAAACAAGTTATTAAAGAAGCAATTGATGAAACGATTGGATTAGAATGAAACTCATTTACAAAATTGGTATTGGTGTGTCATTAACATTGAATGCATTTGTATTCATTGTGAGTTCATATGGACTGATCACTTTTGACTCAAGAGTTCAAGAGAATCGAAAGTTTCTTATTGATACTATTAAATTAGAGGTAGAGAAACAGATACCGAGATCTTTACCACGAGTTACGGGTGAAGTTTATGTCCCCAATAAATGATATTCATATTCATGATGTGAGTGTCCCTCACGTACATCAATATAAAATTCCTTATACCAATATACCTTTACAGAGAGTTCCTGTCACACTACAGATTGGGTTTCCAATAGTAGAGATGCCAGGCTGTGTAAAGATGCATAAGGATAATAAAGATCATATTACTCGTCTACCCTTTGATAAAGATCTTGTAAATCAAGATCCAAAAGGTTCTACAAC